ACGATGATGCCGTTGGCGACATCGGTCGTCAGGCTGGCTAGGTTGCTGTCCATGGCCGCGGTGTCGGCCAGGATGGCCGTGGTGTCGTTGGTGACCGGGGTCAGGTTGATGCTGGCATTAAGGGTGCCGAGCGTGACCGTACCCAGGCTGTCGATGATCGTCTCCAGTTGCCGGCCCATGGCTGGCTCCTTGCGGGCTAGGCGGCCCGCTTGTAGGCGGCAAACGGCCCGCCTGATCCGACGATAATCTGGGTGATGTCACCGAACACGGTGACCCCGGCGGCAATCACCAGGCCGGTGCCGGCCGTGCCGGAGACGGTGATGTCGGCCGTGCCGGCGGACAGGGCGGTGACGGCATCAAACACCCCGGCGGTCGTGCCGGTGGTGACGAAGACCGTGCCGCCGTCCCCCAGGACGGACCGGGATTGCAGGCGCGCCATGGCTTAAACCGTGTAGGCGGGCAGCTTGTAGGCGGTGCCGTTGATTTCGATCTTCAGCCCGACCGCGGCGGTGGCGGCATCAAACGTGCCGGTCGTGGCGGACGTGGTGAAATCGAGGGCCACGGACTCCCTTTTGCTGTCGATGCGGATCGGGCCGCGCTTGGCGGCCAGTTCTCTGCGGATGTTTTCTTGGCTCATGTTGGATCTGGGCTCCTATGATTTGACCAGGCTTTTTTGATGGTCTCGGTGCGGTGCCCTGGCCGGAACCGGCTCCCGAGTTTCTGCTCCTGCGCGTAGTAGCCCGCCAGGACGTTTCTGCCATCCGGGGATGCCGGATGGTATGGAACGTCCCCAAGGCCCTTGAGTCCGAACCGCGAGGGAAAGCCGAGCCGCTCGTAACGCCCCGGGACCTCGTCCCGCTGCGCCACGGGCCGTTCGATGAGAACGACCGAGCCGGTTTCCTTGTCGCGGTATTCGTACAGGGGCATCAGGCTTCCATGTCCGCCTCTTCGGCGAGTTTCCTCAAGGCCGCGCCCTCCTCTTCCAAGGTGGGTTCGGCCGCGGGTTCCTCCTCGGTCTCCCCGGTCTCGGCCTCGATGACCCGGACGACGGCCATGCCGTCCCGGATCTCGGTGACCTCGCCGGTGAGATCGATGGTGTCGCCCACGGACGGCTCGGTCATCTCCTCGCCGTCCATGACCGAAACATTTTCCAACGGAATCATAACTTCGGCCATAGCGGCCTCCTTCTTTTTGGGCTTCGGCCCGGGGGAGTTTTTCATCCCCCGGGCGTCCGCCGCAGGGCCCATGGTGATCACCAGCAGGCCCATGAGGGTTAGACCTCCGACCGGCTGAAGAGCACGCGGTAGAAGTTCGTGCTCAACGTGACGGCCGTGTAGTACGTCTTCAGCGCCACAACGGTGGTCAGATCGAGGGGATCTTCCTTGTCGGGTCCGCTGGAGAGCAGCACCTTCGGGCTATACGGGGAATCCCCGGTCAGGCTGGGCACGCCAAAGGACTGGTCGCCCAGCACCAGATTGGCCAGGAAGGGAACGGTGGACGCGTTGTACGCGGCCGCCGTGCCGACCGTGGTTGCTGTGCTGGAACCGTAGGACAGCACGTTGTGGGACAAGAGTGTCTTGGTCCCGTAATACGTGCCGACCTCGCCCTTGAGCAGGCTGTCGGTGTTGTTGTAGTGGTGCGCCTGGATGTAGTCGTCATCGTTGAGGATCGAGCGCGCGGTGCGCGGATCGGCGATGAGGACGTACCCGCCCTTGACGGTGGGCGCCTTCTGCACGCGCAGATCGGTGACCGCGTCCAGGAGGTCCAGGGCGGTTACGGCGGAATTGGCCGCCGTGGCCGAGATGAACGTGGTGGAGTTGGTGCCGTTCTGCGCGTAGCGCGCCTGGGCCGTGACGGCGGTGCCTCCGGCGGCGATGGTCGCGCTGGTGAGCTGACGCATGACCAGCGTGTCCGCGTGGAGCGCGTGGTCTTCCGACAACTGGGTCGTCGCCTGCGACAACGAATCGAAAAGATTCGTCGCCTCGAGCAACGTGCTCAGTTTGACCAGCGAGGCGTATTGCCGCAGCTGGCCCACGACCGTGGACAGCGAGAGCTGGCGCTCGTTGCTGCCCGGGTTGGTGCCTTCCGAGGTGACCTCGACGATGCTTGAGATGCTCGGGTTGTCGTATCTGAAGAAGACAATCTGGCCTGACGAGGCCGGATTGCCGGTGCCGCTTTTCCGCGGCAGGGTCGCCTTGAGGGCGAATTGTTCCATCTGAAGGAGAGGCAGCTGACGCTCGAGAAGCAACTTGCTGAAGTGCTTCTGGTAGGCGTCGCCGAGACTCCCGGTGGTTACCAATGCCATTTGATTTTCTCCTGTCGGTTCCTAGTTCGCCCGGTCGAATTCGAGTGCCGCATTGCGGAGGAATTCGCCCTGCTCCTTGAGGTTCATGTCCTCAAAGCGCTTCTTGGCCGCCGGCGTGGCCGGCGAGCCCGTGGCGGGCTGGAGCCGTTTCTTGAAATCCGCGTTTTCCTTGCGGAGTTTCTCGACCTCGTCCTTCAAGCCGGTTGAGTCGTCCGCCTGGATTTCAAGCGTGGCGACCCGCACCGCATCCACGATGCCCAGCGGATAGGACCGCAGGACCGCGTTGGTTTTCAATAGTTCGGAGACTTTCTTGTGGAGCCTGGACCCGGCGTCCCGGAGATCGGGATGCTTGTCGGCCATCTGGACCAGGTTGTCGTTCCACGCCTTCTCGCTCTGTTCGCGGAAGCGTTTCTCGGACTCCTGCTTTTCCTCGGTCTCGATCTTGGCCGCCTTCTCTTCGGCGGCCTTGGCCAGATCCTCCCGGCCCTCCTCGCGGAAACCCTTGGCGGCCTCGCGGTAGTCGGCGGCGTCAAACCGCTTTTCCACCTTCTGGCCCCGGGCCTCCTCGCGCTCCCGGAGAAACGCCTGCCGCTCGGACTCGAGCCTTTCGCGCTCGGCCTTCTGGCGGGCCTTCTCCTCCTGGATGGCTTCCCACTCTTTTTGCTGGCGGGACTTGGCCTTCTCGAACTTGCTGGGCTGCTTCTCCGCGGGTTGATCCCCGGGCGACTCAGCCGGCTTGCTGGATTCGGTCGTTGTTAAAGAACTTTGAGCCTCGTCCGTTTGATCCGGGGAAACTGCCCCGGCGTCCGTGCTCTTGGTTTCGGTGGTGGTTGACTCAGCCGCGGGTTGCTGATCGGTAGTCTCCGCTTGCTTCGGTTCGGGCGTCCCTCCGGTTTCGGTCCTGGTCTCGGCCGGGATCAACCCGTCCTCGATCATCGCCAGCTTCCGTAGTTCCGCCCCTTCTTCTGCCAGTGTCGCCCCCATGCTGCCCCCTTTACTCCTGCGCCATGGCGGTCAGCGGCCACGGCCGGGAATTCGACGAGATTTGTTACTCCGCGGGACCCTCCTCGTCACCCCCTCCCGCGGGATGGGCCGCCCCGACTCCAAGGGAGTCAATCACGGCCACTGCTGCCCGAAACCCTACTGCGAACCCGCACGCTGTCAAATCGGCCTTCGAGACGGCGGTCGCATCCTGCCGGATGGTCATGTTCCTGAGGATCGCCGCCATCCGCACGCCGGAGGGGGATCGCATGAACGCGGTCAGCGCCTTGGCGTCGTCATCCTCCCACCGGGGCTCCTCGACCCACGCGATATGACGCGCGGCGTTATGGCAGGCGCGCAGGAAGCGGATCATACCACCAGCCCCCAGCTGTCGCCGTCAAACAATGTGGGATCGGACCTTTCGCCAAAAACCTCCTGCAGGGCCGTCTGGACGGACACGAAGGACAGGTCATGGCCGGACATCACGCCGCCCTTTTTCAGCTTGGGCAGGTAAAGGGTCAGATCCGACAACACGGCCCCGTAGCGGTGGTCGCCGTCCACATAGACGAAATCCAGGCTGCCGTCCCCGAAATGCGCGGCCGCGTCCGCCGCGGTGGCGCGGATGTGCCGGATGTTGGGGAACGGCGCGGTGCGCGCCTGCCACTCGCCGAAAACCGTCTCCATCGGGGCCTGGTGGCTGGCGAGGTCGCCGTCGTCATAGCCGTTGACCCATGGGTCCACCGCCACGACCTCCCCGAAATGGGCGGCAAAGATCACGGTGCCTTCCCCGGCATACGCCCCGATCTCGACGGCCCTGTCCCGGGCGCCCTGCTGTTTGGCCCAGTCGCACAATTGCGTCAGCCCGCGTTTCTGCACGTCGTTGCGCATGGGGGGGATCGGCATGCTATATCCTCGGCTCCAGCTTGATGCACGGCACGAAGGCGGACCTGAGCCGCCGGTGGAAAACCCAGAACGGCACCAACCTCTCCAGCAGCAGGGCGGGCACGCGCCCGTTGGCGGGATCGGTCATGAGGTTGCGGAAATCGGAATCGTCCATCAAAACACGGACCACGTTGAGCGCAACGTGGGTGAACTCGGCGAAGATCTCGTGCCGGCAGACCATGAGGCTGGCCCAGACGTGCGCGTTGCTGTGCTCATAGAAACCGAGGCTGGAGCCCATCCCGAGACCCGCAAGGACATCCGTGAAAAGGCGGAAGGCGGCCGGGACGTGGTACCGCTCCCACTGCTCGCGGATGTTGAGCCCGATCATGCACGGCCGGTACTGGATGACGTCGTGGCTCTTGAGGATGTCGAGGGCCGCGTCGGCATGGGCGGAACCGGCCAGGTGCGGGCCGATCTCCTCCGCCGGGCCCGCGTAAGCCTTGTAATCGACAACCTGGTGCTGGGCGGCAAGGAGCGGCCGCCGGCGGTACTGGCAGACGCCGACGTGGACGGCGTCCCGGTTCCCGGCCACATGGGCAAAGCTGTCAAACTCGTCCAGCCGGACTCCGGGAATCGCCGGCGGGACCAGGGTCGCCCCCGGGACCTCCCGGTTGGACAGCACGGGCTGCCAGTCCCCGGGCCGGTCGGCCAGCGGCTTGTGGGTGTGGACGTAGAGCAGGATGTCCCGCACGGCTCACACCGCCATGGCGGGCATCGGGGCCGGCGGGAGCTGGCCGGGCTGTCCGGGGAGCGCCTGCATCTGCTGGCTTTCCTGGGCCTTGGCCATCTTCTTGAGCTGGGCGGTGATGGCCCGGGCGGTGTTCGGATCGACCTGCTCGAGGGCCTGCAAATGTTGCTGGACGTGCTGGCCGATGGCTTGGCCGGCGGCCGGGTCGACGGGACGGAAGCCGTTCTCGGCCGCCTGCTGGAAATCGAAAAGCACCTCAAGGTGCGCCTTGTGGTCGTCGGTCGGCTTGATGGCGATGGGGAAGGCGGTCGAGAGCATGGCGGCCAGTTCCTTGGCCTGCTCCTCGCGCTGGTCCTGGGCGTTCAACTGCGGATCCTGCACCAGCCGGCGGACGAGGCTGGGATCGTCCAGCTCGAGGACGGACTTGACCAGCTCGGCCTGGTTGATGAAAGGCGACTGGCCCAAGAGCTGCATCCGGGCAACAGCTTTCTGGAGCTGGAACTGCCGGGTCTGAAAATCGTATCCGCCCTTGGGCATGATGCTGTACTGCTCGTGCATGGCGTCGGGCGGGACGGAGCCCAGATCCTCGGCGTAGCGGAAAGTCAGATCCTTCTTGTCGTACTGGGTGTAGATCGACCAGCACTGCCGGAAGAGGCGGCCAAGGCTCATCCTGAAAATTCTGTTGCGCAGGTCGGACCCGGCGGCCCCGGTGTTGACGAGGGCCTGGATCTCGGTCGCGGTCTTGCGCGAGCTGGACGGATCGGACGGGTTGTTTCCAATTCCGAAATCCACCGTCCCGACGCGCTGCTCGGCCTCGCTCCGCTCCTCGTACATGACGCGCATGAAATCGATGGGCGGCCCGGTCATAATCACCGGCTTGATGCCCTGGGGCAGGATCTGCCCGGGCTGCATGCGCATGTTGGCGGTGTTGAGCGAGACCGGGTTCTCGGCCTGGAACAGCGGGCGGTTGGCCAATTCCATAAAATCCATCAGCGAATTTTTCATCTTCGAGAGGCTGGCCTCGTTGGCGGCGAGGATCTCGGCCACGCCCCGGGCGGAGTAGAACCCGCCGTTGGTTAGCTCGTAGCTGAAATCGGTGAACGGGCACATGCCGTGCCGATAGGGCAGGACGAAATCCTCGCGCACGGGCTTGCCGGGCTGGAGGGGGCTGTAGGTGCGCACGGCCCAGTCGCCGTCCTTGTTTTTGGTGTAGACCTCCCACAGCACAATCCGGTCCTGCCGGTCCTCGTAGGTCAGCCCCTCGCGCTGGAAAACGGTCTGCTCCTTCTCGGTGTTGATGCCCTCGAACTTGGTCCCGCGTCCCGTTATCGTCTTTATAAAGTCTTCGTCCTGCTCGAATGCCTCGTTCCGCTTGTACTGCTCGACGGACTGAACCATCACGTGGACCAGGTAGTCGGCATCGTCCAGCCCGACGGTGTAGTCGGGCACGATGAAGCGGGTCGGGTCGATGGCCTGGAAAACGATCTGCTTTTTGTTTTCGTCCCAGACGGCCTTGAGCACCGAGCGACCGTAGAGGAGCATGTCGTCGATCAGGCGGACGATCTCCTCCTGGAAGTTGGTCTTTTCCCGGATCTTGAAATCAAAGAACCGCTCGGCCGTGACGGTCAGCGGGGTCAGCTGCTGGCGCATGGGGACGAAGCCGGCGACGGTGTCGTTGCCCAGGGCGGAGTTGACGTAGTTGGGCTTCAGCCTCTCGATGACCCGGTCAATCAGGGCGACGTGCATGTCGGCCGCGGTCGGCC